CGAGAGGCCGGGGCTTTCTCGGCTCGTTCAACTTCGAGGTGGTAGGTGTCATAAGTCACCGTCTTCCCGAGGTTAGGATTTGCCTTAGGCCACATCGCAGGGTCTGCTACCTCAGCAAGTTCGTCCAGCTTGTAGTGCCAGATCGAAACGTGCGGAGCCTGGTACTCACCCTTCAGAATATCGGCAAGCTCGATCTTGATCGTGTCGCCGCTGCCGTTACGGACCGTCCCCTCAGAGGAGATAGCTACGATCAAGTAGTCGTCGAGCTTCGATGCACCCTGTTCGATGGCGCCGACAACGTCCTCACGAATATCGCCGGAGAGCCATTCGTCGATCGTCGAGATCTTGGGCCGGAGACCCTGGAGCTTGTTGATCGACATGGGCCTGACTTCCAACAATGAACCTGTCAAAAAATTCTCGACACCCTTCTTAGTCGATGCAAGTTTGACGCGGTTCGCTTTGGAGCCAGTGGTGTTCTGGATCGATCCCTCAGTGAGGAATTTAAAGAGCGGGCCCCGGCTACGAGTGATAGCAGTCCGGAAAGGCGACATGACCTCGTCGGCCTGCTTCATAGTGGGGGCGGTTGTGATCTGATGTGTCGTGGACGTGTCAACATTCAAGAAATAGCTCTGAATGCATTCGGCGTACATCGACTTGGCCGCACCTCGGGCGACGATCAAATACTGCTTCGTCGTGAGACGCTTCTTGATCGTCTTGGTGACGTACTTGCCGCCGTGGTTGCCCGGAGTCGGCTCGTAGACGCTCCGTTCGAGGAAGTGATACCACCCGAATATCTGCTCGGCCCAGAGCTTGAAGGTCGGCAACAGGTGAAGGTCGCTTCCGTCGGTCAGAGTGAGTTCGTTCTCGCAGTAGAGAATAAACCCCTCGACCGGAGCGTCATCGTAGTAGATGTTCGGGTTGGCGATGAGCGCGTCGATACGGTTCATCTCCAACGAGATCTCCCGATTGACTGGAATCTCACCACGAATAACCGCGTCACGGAATTCGCCGTAGTACTTTGGCGTCGCCGTGTTCGACAGTGTCATCGTCTACCCTCCCTTCTACTTACCGGTGTTCGTGAAGTGATTCTTGGGGCGAACCAGGTCCAGAGCGGCGCCGGTCGGGTTGGTGTAGACCTTGACCCCGAACTTCGCTGCCTTGAAACCCTTCTTCAGAGCCTTGCCCGCAGGACTCTTCATGAACTTGTGTACGTCGTTGACGGTCTTGCCGATGCCGAGCATCTGCTTGACGGCGGCATGGCCTCGTTCGATCTCGTGCGCCTGCTTGCCACCCGAGGCGGATGGCGATACCAGACGGGAATACTGCTGTTCGAGATTCAGCCGAGTCACGACGCTCTGAAGTTCGTGGTTCGACAGAACGTCGGTGCCGCCTCGGTCGATCTTGCCGAACGCCTTCTCGACGGCCTTGGCGTCCTCGGACATTCGGGGTCGAGGAGCTGAAGCAGCGGGCTTCGAAGATCCGCCGCCGGACTCGCTCTTGCGAACGCCCCAGTGCATCCCCTTGATGCCGTAGTGAGAAATGTCGACGCCGTCGCCCATGATGAAGGCGCGGCCTCGCGTGGTCTGAGACATAGCTACCTCCGCGTCGTAGGACGGACGCTTGAGCTGGAACGTCGGCCCCGTGTAGTTCCCGGTGTACAGGGCGACCCGATCGAAGTTGACTCCGTAGATCTTGCCGTCGTAACCATCGGGGGCTTTCTTCGCCGGGGAAGTCGGATACCCCAGCGTCAGATGTGGTGTCCACTGGGGGAACTGATCCGTCGAGAGATACGCCCTGGCGATGAGGTCGTTCGTCAACAGCTGGGTCCGGAAGAGTTCGATCTTCTTGGCCCAGTGCTGATCGAAGAACAAGACGTCAGCGTCCTTGTCGCCCAGAACTCCCCGACTCTCAACGTCGAGGTAGAACGGGTGGATCAGAGAAGCCGCGTGCTCGATGAAGTCGGTGACCAAACCCAACTGCGTCTGATCCCAACCGGGATCTCCCAGATAGAGAATGGTCAGATGAGCCGCGGGTTCGCTGGAGATCTTCTGGACCGGATCTTCGGGCGAAGGGAGGGCAGCGACAATCATCGACTTGTCGGCGTGCCTCAGCTCCAAACCGTTTCTGCCACTACGACGGGCGGGTTCGGATCGACCCATGAATCTCCCTCCCTTACGATGCTCATCCGTACTTCGAGTTCCTCGATCTGCTTGTTGAGGGACTCGATGACGAAAGACGTCGCCGGAGGGTCGAACAGAAGACGCACCCTGAGGTAGACGTACGTCTTCACCATGTTCAACCGCTTGTCCCCGTTGAGGAAGTCTTCCCACGTTGGCGTGGCATCCTCGATCGAGAAACCGTCATCCGGACCGATGCCCAACTGAGTGAGCACGGAGAGGACGGAGTTGGTGTGCAGGATGATGTCGGTGTCGAAGCTGGTGTCAGCCTCGGCGAGACCAACGATCTTCTTGATGCTGGTCAACATGCTTGTAGCCAAGTGGGAAACCTCCTTTCATTTTGACGGGTCAGCCGACGATGCGGTTGACTTCCTTCTGAACGGCGTTGTAGTCGTAGCCCTTGGCGGTGAGCCGCTTCCGACGCTCGTCGCCGTTCCCCCACTTGCCGTCGATGACCTCTTCGGCGAGCTGGTGGACGGTCTTCTTCGCCGGTGCGGGCTTGGTCGTGCCGGTGCCCTTGTTCAGGAGTCGGTTGACCTCGCGCTGGACGGCCTCCGGGTCGTAGCCCTCCGACTCCAGCTTCTTCGCCCGCTGCGGGTTGTTGCCGTACTCACCAGCGATCACGTCTCGGGCGACGTCGGTGTAGCTCTTGGGGGTGGTGGGGTTGTGAGGGGAGGAGGGGTTCTCGGTGAAGTGCGCGTACCACTTCTGGATCTCGCCGAGGAGCTTGGTGCGGATCTTGTCCATGTACGGACCGGGGCACTCGGTCGACGACCAGTCGTGGTGGTAGTGGACGTTGTTCTTGGTGGGAGCTTCCTTGATCTCGTGGGCGAAGAGCCAGCCCGCGAGACGAGCGGCGGACTTCCACGTGTCCTCGGCGACCTCCCACTTGGGAGCGAACGTTGAGTTCGCCATCTCGATGGAGATCGTCGACTCGTTGCCGCCCCGGTTGCCGACCGCCCAGGCGTACTCGCGGACGTCGACGTACTGGGCGACTCGACCGTGGGCGTCGACGTCGAAGTGGGCCGAAGCCGGACGAGTCTTCCAGACGGAGAGAACACCGGCGTGGGTGAGGTTGCCACCGTTGTGGTGGAAGGTGACCGAGGTCTTCTTGTACCTCGTGTGGGTGACGTGGTTGGTCGCGCTGAGAGCCGCTATGAAGTCGGAGACAGCGAGGTCGTAAGCGATCGTTGCCATGGGGACCTTTCCTTACCAGAGTTTAGTGTCGCCAGCTTTCCGCTCAACGAGAGGTCGAGGAAGCAATCTCTCGTCGCCGTAGTGGATGGCGTTGTGGGTACGGTGGGTAACGCAGATCAGGAACTCGGGGTTGAGGATGTCGGGGTTGCCTTCCTCAATATCCCTGACCGTCATCGGGTTCATGTGATGGATGTACACGGTGTCGTGGATCTCATAACCGTCGACTCCCATGTCGCATCCGTTGTCTCGGACGATGACGTGGTGACGGAGATTGCGCCATTCCCGTGAAGTGTAAAAACCCTGGTTCATCCATCGGTCAAACCCAAAGGTCGACTCTCCGACTTGACCTCGAAGGGCGAGGTAGCGGAAGCGCTCTTCGAAAGTCTCGATCCGCCGGAGCTCTGAATACGATCTACTCGTAGCCATCGTCGTAAGCGGGGTCGATCGGAGCGGCGTTGCCTTGGTACCGACTCATGGCACCGATAGCGTTGGCGTAGAGCTCTTCCATCCGGGCCTGAGATTCGAGAGACTCGATCTTGGCGAGCTGAAGTTTGACATCGGCTTCAAGTCGCTGCTGTTCGAGCCGTTCGCGAGTCGAACCGAGCTTGAGGAAGTGCACCGTCTCGGTTGCTGAGGCGGTACCGTCCATCAAACGCTGTTCCACAAGGTCATGGGCCAAGGAAACGAGCTGATGCTCTCTGCCTTCAGGAGTGGTCGCCGGTGCTGATCGTCTCGACGGACCGGGTGAAGAAATCCGTGGTTGATTGCCCATGCTTACTACTCCTTTCAACAGGGTTTCGGCGTGATCCCGAGGACTTCTTAGAGCCTTCCTTACTGGAATCATCTGGATTCGTATGCCCGAGCCAAAGTACATGCAGCTTCGTTTGGCGCAAGGAAGGCCCGAAGCAACCCTCGGGGTCAAAAGTTCTGCCAAAAAGTCCCGCCGGGGCTATTTTTGGT